CCATCTCGCAGATTGCCACAAACCAGCCCAATAGAGCTGATTCCGTAGCGAAACTGTAGATATGATCCCACTAACATCCTGCCGTTGTGTCGGGATTCCTTGACGGACCTTGACGATTGAAACGTCATGGCCATCAAAGTACTCCCGTCCGCAAGACTCTCTGAACCTTCCAGTCCAGTAAGACTTGCTGACGTTAACTACATACCCAAAAGTATGGAGTTCGTCAACAACGGTAAGCACATAGTCCCTGGGGACAATCAAATCGTCCCCAAAGACGCGCACCTGCTCAGAGAACAGTTTGATCAACTGCCTCCGAGAAAGTGGAGCTCTACGCTCCCTTTCTATTCCGAGAAAGATGATGGTAAGAAAAACCATCGCCTCAAACGGAAAGCAGAGAGCGGAACCCATAGACGCGAACTTGGCTAAACGGATAATTCCGTGGCCAGGTACATCAGCCTTTCGAGATCTACATGCGTCGACCATCCGTAGCAAATCCGGATAGTCTTCGATCATGGCTCGTACATGCTGATTCGAAACTCTATCGGAAGCTTCACTCAAATCGAGTGTAGCGAGGTCCCCGTAACGGGATCCTCTTAATGCCATTTGCCGATTAGGCTCCTGGTCATTAAAACCGATAACTCGCGAGAGGAAACCATCCTCCTTAAACGAGTCGAGAATACTGCGAAGCAAACCCTGCTGTGCATACTGCATAGCAGTAGGTTCAATCGCAATAATTCGAGGAGTTTTGAGCGTTTTAGGAACGGTAATAACCTTAACAGGTGTTTCCGAACCAGGTTCGATGAAGTCAATCTTCTCTCTAACCCGAGGGTTAAGGAAAAGAGCCTCTTCCGCAGGAATTACCTGCTGGAGGCGGTTAGTCCAGGTTCGTTGATTCCACTTAGCATTACTGCTAAGTCGATCAGCGGTTACGCCTGGACCATGCTTAAAGACAAGTCTACCAAAGTGAACATCTCTGTCCACCTTGGCAAATAGACTGCCAAAAAGCACACCCGACATACGCTTGAAATCTTCCATATAGGAAGGATCAAGAATAGAATCGGAGAACTTGACTTCACGCTCACATTGAACGTAATCCGACATCGCTCGTCTCTCCCGGCGGGGTGTTACCACCCGTGCTGAGCTACCGTTTTGCGGATGCTCATTAGAGAGAGCGATCTTGCTAAACATCAACGTTAGTTGACGAATAGCATAGATTGCTTCGATGTCGTAATCGTCCAATAGAGTGCCACTATCAGGACAGAACACACGTCCAAGGAAACCTTGTAGAAATACAGGGAGACCAGTACGACGATCCTTCTTGAATGAAGGAACGTCCGAAGGGACGACGTGACCTTGGTCAAGCCATTTTTGGACAGCTTTTCCAAAGTCCGCCAGGGTTATCGCCAAAAACGATAACCCCTCGTGTTCCGTCCGACTCACGACGGTTTTTACGTCGCGAGTGGCGCTAGTGCAACATCGCACAGCCATTTCATTTGCTGTGCAAGACCAGAGTGATAGATTTAGGCTTTTCATAGTCCCTCCTTATCAGAGGTGGCTAATCCCTAGCCTGAATCATAGATGCAAAAGGAGACCGTGATCACATTTCGCGAGTCAGCCATTGTAGTCGCTGAACAGCGACTAACAACATCTGAAACGCGAGGTGTTCCTCCTCACTCGGGCTTTCGCCCGGGTAGAAGAGAATTTGGAGAGAAAAAGGAGGCATACCACCACCGGCTTGGGACTTTATACCCAATCGACCAGTGCCATGGCTGTGTTTCCCTTCTCTCAAAATTACGATCACTTGATGCGATCCAATGCGCTGTTTATGGTCCACAGGATCTGTGGACCTCAAACAGCACCTCGCCTACCTGTTGACAAGCATTGACAGCAACCACAACTGTGATGAGTACTTTTCTCGTCACAAGTGTACGTGGTCGTTCATCAGTGCTTCGCCGACCCGCAGATCTGCGGGAAGGTCTTTCCAGACTACCGTCGTTATTACGACGTCGGTCTGAGTCAGACTCGGCCACCTTGGACTCGAGGGAAGAGGCTTACGCCTCCCCACCCAAGAGCTTGGTGATCATTAGGTTCGAAGTCGCAGTGAACAGGGTATTGCTACCCGTGAACAGCTGCAGTAGCTCCGTATTCGTGAAACCTGCTTTTGGCAGGTCGAACACGATATAGTAGGACGCAGACAAACTGACATTTTCTGTCGGCTTGAATGGGTCCGCGGAGATCTTCGAGAGGTTGACCCGCAGGAGACGTCGGGTACGCTTCGCATAGGTATGCGAAACGACCAATTCGACGAGTCCGTCAGCGCTACGGTAGTCACCGTCGTTCGGTCCCTCTACCCGAGGGAGCGTGGCGGCGGTTCCCGTAACGTTGAGCGAAAGCGGTTCAGCAAATGACACAGGCATCACTCCTAGGAGCCCGGTTAGACTCCCATTGGCGTTGAAACGCAGGATAACACATCTGCTACTTCCCGCGGCTAAGGCCGAGGGCGGCAACAATGGCCTTCTGTTTGTTCGAAAACGAATCGAACGAAAGGCCAAAACCATAAGGCGTTGCCCGTTCACGTCTTTTCGTCTCAGTGACGTAAGTGACGGACGGTACGGTGACAGCTCCCGGTTGGGAACTGCCAACGAAAGAATAGGTCCATTCACGGACAGCATGTTCCATGATGTACCCATACTGCAACACTTGGTTGTCGATGATCCAATCACTAAGGTTTGATAAAACCTCAGAAGTATTGGAAAACCAGTCTACCATCCAGCTCCATGGCGTCATATTCCATACTGCGTCTGGCGTTAGCGACAATCCATGCACTTTACGTGCTTGGATAATTGCGTAGGCCACTCCCTCGCGGGTCATAGGATCCGCTACGGGAGGTACGTAGTAGGTAAACGCACCTTTAAACCACACTTTACGTGTGGTCTTTTCGGTGCGTATTATGGCGCCACGGTTCAGCACAGATCCGTCGATGATACTATTTGATGGATTATACCACGGCGTGGTATTACCAGCCAAATAGATCTCAGACGTCTCGCTGAACTCCGGGAAATAGTAACCCCGGCGGACAAGCCTACCAGAATCGCGTTCATACTGAGACATTATTTCCTCAGCATGCGCGATGGCCTCCACTGATTTTTGGAGGTCACTGATAAAAGGCTTCCATCCGAACTCGAGATTAAGATACGAGTCCCCCAAGGCTTTACGCCTTGAGGAGTTGCCCATACCAGCGAGTGATTTAAGCTCGCCGATAAAAGCATGAGGGATTCCCTCACTCAACGTCTCTTTCAAGAAGACGGATGTATCCGCTGTAGGATTCGATGGAGAGCATCTAGCAATCGCAACCGTACCAAGCTGCATAAGAGCATCATAGCTCAATGTAGCAGGATTCGGAAACGACATAACGCTAGATGACAACGGCAGTACTGGACCAAAATAAGATGCCATCTTCTTTTGGAACAGCTGGTAGTTGATCTGTTCTCCGTACATAAAAGTCACCTGGGACGTAAAGTCCTTGATGTACTTCTTTGTAGTGAAGAACGGACCTCCATTGTCTCCAGTCGTGGTACCCGAAGAACGGGTACCCCAACCGGGGTGACCTTCGCTCTCAGTTTTCTGAGAGCCTACCATCGCCTTGAAAGCAGCGACATTATCGGCATAAACATGTGTTGGTTTTCCTAATGGAGTACCAAACACACTGTCGACAGTCGCTTGTCCCAAGTCCCCGCGAACGGGGCCTGGGGAGGGAAGGATACGAAACTTCGTACCCATGAACCTCCTTTCAAAGTGTGGGAGCCGGAAAGCTCCTCTGGTCTCCCCACGTTAATTCGTGGGGATCCCTCTCATGGGCGGCATGCAATGCATGAAGCCCCCCCGAGAGGGGATGAGTTATACTAGCGCCCAGGGCCCCGCAAGGGGCC